GCAGGGTTGAGGTTGTTTCTCCTTTCCGTATTGTTCATAGCAGAATTGAGGTTGTTCCTATTCCCCGCATTTTTCACCATAGAGTTGAGGTTGTTTCTCCTTTCCGTATTGTTCATAGCAGGGTTGAGGTTGTTTCTCCTTTCCGTATTGTTCATAGCAGAATTGAGGTTGTTCCTATTCCCCGCATTTTTCACCATAGAGTTGAGGTTGTTCCTATTCCCTGTATTGTTCATAGCAGAATTGAGGTTGCTCTTGTTTCCTGTATTGTTCATAGCAGAATTGAGGTTGTTCCTATTCCCTGTATTGTTCATAGCAGAATTGAGATTGCTCTTGTTTCCTGTATTGTTCATCACAGAGTTGAGGTCGTTCCTCTTCTCAGACGTTTTCCTGATGACACGTTTCCTTGAGATCTTAATAGGTTCGGAAACTTTCAGATGTCTCAATCTCTTCCCGATTGCTATGATCAAATCACCCTTGGTCTTTTTTTCGACACTCTCCAACTTGACTTTACGTGCAATACGCTTTATATCGACAAGTTTCGACGAAGGGTTGAATAATGTTTCGTAATCTCGTACAGATAAAGGAGATTTACGATCAGTCATGTAAGTCTTATTCTTGCTCAAAATCAGGGGTGGTAATGGTAATTTTTCATCCTGAATATTTTTATAAACTTGACATATTTCATCTTTTGTCAGTTTAATATTCTCTCCGGTGTTCAACTTTATTAACTTCCGAAGAGTGCTCAGATCTGCGTCTGGATCACACGCATCTATCATATATATTAGACTGACAAAAAAGTATTAATTCAAAAAAGTGTAACCTGTATTAAACAATCTAATCTTCTCCTCATAACTCATACTAAAATCAAATATATTCGTGTCTCCTATGTTTATTTCTAGTTCTTCTACGGGTTTGTCGTGTTTCTCTCTATTGGACAGTGCAGAACGAACCAATGTCTCCACAAACTGCCTCGGTGTATTTATATCTTCCTGATAAATCTGATTGATTCTTACTTTCATACACGTAATTTCATGTGGTTTTTTGTCTAGGAACGGTGTCAATGGGTATTCTTCTTTCATACCACCATCTACATACGTTTTATCCATGTATGTTCCACATGAAAATATGAACGGAACAGCCATACTCATACACACCGCGTCTATGACTTTCATTTCAGGATGTGTATCCTTGGAAAAGTAAACTGTTTCCGAGGTGTTCAAACAAAACGCTGAAATATAAATTTTCATCTCCAAATCACTAAATGTCGGGTCTGAACCGCATATGTCAACCAATTTTTTCCTGATTGGGTGCACGTCTACAAAACCGAATTTAGTGAAGAATGAACCTAACTTGATTTTAAAAAAGTTTGAAAGATTGATAGACGTGGCAGTCTCTAATATTTCATCAACCGACATACCAGCAGCCAGGAAGAGGGCCAGAATCGAACCCGCCGAGGACCCCGAGATTTCCTGGACATCTACAAGTTGAGATTCCCGTGCCTTCAGACCCCCTATGAGAGCGAATATACCCATCGAAGCTGGCCCCAAAACAAGGTATTTCATCTTCCTACTTAGTAGAACTGAGGAAATTGGCGCCGTAATGTCGCGAACACAATCGCGTAAACGATGGAATGCACTAGAGCAGATGTCACGCTCGTCTGACCCGACCGAAAGACACCCTTGCTCCCGGGGGGTAAAGTAAGGAGAAGACCTGGGCTCAGGATGAGGAACAGAGCTGTGCTCACCAGGAGGTCTGTCTTGGTGAGAACCAGACCCATGGCCTTGGCTATCAGACTGTACACGACAAAGAACACGAGAGCGTGGAAAAAGATAGCCATTTGGTTTGTTTTTTGATTCATGAAAGAAAGCTTTTCCCCGTTGGTGGTCAAGAGCACACCGGGGCTTAACGTTAAAAAAAGGGCGGCTGGGATGGCTACTCGCTGGGCTGTGAGGTTGGGTGGAAGCATATTAATATAGGTCCATATAATTTTTCGCAAACTCTTCAAAATGAAAGAAGTTGGCACCCCGCATCATTTCTTCATGCAGTCCATTGGCATTCACACTCCGTCGAACGCGTCTCCAAATAGTGTGAAGACATTGTTCATAGACGTGATCATCCCACGTGACTCGCTCACTATAGGAGTCATGTTCCTTAAAACAAAATTCCACAAAGTCACAAAACTTCCCATCATGCATAATATGAGAGTCATATAGTGATGTCCTGATAATGTCCCACATGTGCCATAATTCGTCTGAATATTGGACTTCCCAGTCTTCAATATTCAGAGGAGTGTCTTCAAAAAATTCATCATCATCGCTGGCATCGGGGTCGAAACCGTTAGTAGCCTCGTATACGTATTGACTCCAAACCATGATGTTCAGTTACTTACTTCCTTAGGGGGTTTATCTTTTATACCTGTTAATGAGATAGAAGTCGATTCCTTTGTCTTGAGATTATCTTTGATTGCATTTAAAGCTCCCTCAACTTTGGCTTCGTCACCTGAGAAGAAAGTCATGAGACCAGCCGAGATGGCTTCTTTGTTCATCGTGCCTTTCCGAACAGACTTACGAATACTTATTTTCCCTTTCCTGAGATTGATCGTGTCGATACCCTGATCAATCATGTGTTTCTTCACATTCTCCTTGAGACGCTTCTCCTCCTGGTTAAGAATCTTGATATCAGACTTCGCATCCGAGAGTTGCTTTGTAAGTTCTACAAGCTTAGATACAGTTTCCGAGAGCTCGTTAGAGACATTCGCCATTATTAATTACTATAGATATCTAATCTTTAACTTTAGGCGCACAATCCACGTTGCATCAAGTCGGGGACGATGGTGGAGTTGTTCCAGACGTAAGGGTCCTTGGGGTTGGGGGGGTCCTTGCGGATCTGCTGGTTGGCGTTGCGGAGAGCGCCACCGATAGTCTCGGGCATACCGATCTGCTGACGAGGGTCAAGGAAGTTCTGACCAGCGAGGACATCCTCGGGCGCGAACTGACCAAAGTCCTCCTCGGACGCGATCTCACGGGGGAGAAGAGAAGAAGCGAGACCCGTGCCCTGGTTCATGCCACAGGTAGCGGGACCAGCGGTGGGACCGGCAGAGGGACCCACAACAGCAGGACCAGAGCCGAAAGGCGCATACTCACGCTCGGTGATGGTGTAAGAAGACTTGGAGTTTAAGTTGCAGAGGAGGAAGATAAGGACAGCTACGGCGACCAGCATCAGAATGTTCTGGTTACGACCTTTCATCATCTTTTATATATAATTAACAAATTTTTTTTACTGCTCGTCATCATCGACAAAAGCGTATTGGTCTGGGTAGGTATCGAGAACCGGCTCGGGGTGGAGCCTGACCTGGACAAGATTCCATGTGCAAGCAAAAGTTTTCTTGGCAAACCAAAGTCCCGAAAATTCCAAGATGACATCACAAGTCTTACCGGGCTGGACAGTCTCAAAATCGACGCTCTCCTGCTGGGAATCAAAAACCTTAGTCGCGTCAATACGATCGCACGTCACCTGACCCTCAACCACACTTGGGGTGTAAGCTCCCCTGATGACAGCCTCGGAGAGCTCCTTACCGAACCACTCAGTGGAATTCTCTTGCGCAGCCTCAACATTTTTGGAGTCAACCACGTTGACCTTCTCAATGTTCGACTCGGAGACGAGGTCAAGGGTAATCTCATCAGAGATGTCAGAAATCTTGACACCATTCAGCTGAATGAACACCTTGCGTTTATTGTCGTTACGGACTTTCACGAAACGAAGACCATCCTCACCCTTGGTAAGAGTATCAAAAATCATTATAGATTATATGGTAACTATTTCTTTAAACCAACAAATGGTATAGCAGCTGCCTTATCTAGCACTGAGTTGGGGACCCATTTATTTCTCCTGGGTTTATAACCATATAAAGTTTTGCTCACATTCAGCCGCTTTGGTATTTTTTTCGCATTTTTCGTTCTCAAGTTCATCTCATTTTTAACGTATGAGTTGTTAGTCACGTTTTTCCATTTCAAGCTTTTAGCGTTAAACCTCTTGTTCCCTGAGCTATTCTCGTAGCCATTCACTTTTACGTTGTTGAGTGTAGATTTCAAACCGTGTACAAACTGCTTGGAAAGACGCTCGTCTGAGGGTTTGGTTGTGTAACTGTTGTATTTGTAAGGGTTTATCTTGGCGGCTCTCGTCATGGAAACCTTCCCATTCTTACGTGTGACTGGCTTCTTCCTGACTATCTTACTGTGAACCCTCCTGAACAGTGTCTCAATTGAGTCTGAAGGATTTACAGTTTTCACGAAAAGTTTGGAAAGTTTGAGCAACCTCTGTCTATCCTTCTCTTTCTTCTCTGGACGTAATTTCAATTTGTGCATCAAGTAAATGTCTTCGATGAGAAACTCTTTACTGGCTACGAATATCTTATTGTTTCTCACAGACTTACCAGTTTCGGGATTACGATACGTGACACCTCTACGTCTGGATAAGACGACTTCATAACCGAATTCATTTGGACGCATGAAGGGTATGTCCAATATACCACCTATAGTTGTGTTTTCAACTTTACCAGTCTTTGTCGACAAGAACTTTATGTTGAGGTCGAGGGCGAACAATTCCACATCTATGAACACATCATCTTTACTCGGTTTGTTATCCGGTCTCGTCTTCTTCTTTTTTATGAGAATGTATCTTCTTGTCACATGAGGACCCTTGGCATCGAAGTTCACACCCAGGAACTTGAATATTTTGGGATACTTTTTCCTCATGGCCATCATTCTCTTTTTAATTCTCAGGTTCAATTTTTGAGCAACCTGACCGAGTTTATCCCACAATATCAGTTTAGTAGCTTGAAGTTTACCGAAGAATTTTGGGTCAACAGACATTCGAGGCACAAACTTCGCGTCTATATCACTTGTGACTATTCGATCATCATAAGCTGTGTATATGTTGAAAGCTTCACCACCACTGATCACCAAGTCGCCCATGTCTTTCATGTGCTCTGTAATTTCACCCACCGTTTGGAGAATGATGTCACGAATACTATCAGTTATCAAGACGTACATGAACTTCTCGAAAGACTTCGTCGAATGTTTCGTTCGAGCTTGAGTCCTAAATTTACCCAAATCCCTCTGGAGGTTACGATCGAAATACTTTTTCATCTTTGGATCCCTGAAGAGAAGATGCTCCTTCAGGAATGCGTCCATAGTCGACTTTGAATAAATATGTTCGTCCATTAATATATTGGAATATAATAATATGGTGTGCAACGTCATAGATGAGTGTCGCTGTTATCAATTTTCTAACAATCCGAACCAATTCTGTGGTGTGCGTCGTGGTGAAAGAGTTTTGAGATGTCCAGATGATTGTTGCTTTGGTGGATGTGTCTCTGATGGATCTAGACCTCCTTTCAGATACATAGACGTCCCCGATGTGATAAACACAGAACCCCTGAAGCGATTGGACAAGGAAAAGGCTTTTAATTACATCGTGAGAATGTTCATATGTTTATGTTTCGTCTTTCTCATAGACTTAAAGATTAGGGGACTAAGAAAGGTATAATGTCTCTCGAAAACATCCAGACCGAAATCACTGCCCTTCGTAACGACGTCAAGAACCTGACCAAGCTTGTTCGTAAGATTAAGAACACTCAGGAGGATCCTAACGGTGAGAAGGCCAAGAAGCGCGCTGAGAACAACGGATTCAATCGTAAGCAGGAAATTACACCTAAGTTGAAGGAGTTTCTCGGACTTCCTGCTGGTGAGCTCATCTCCCGCTCTGAGGTGACCAAGTTCGTCAACAAGTATATCACTGACAAGGGTCTCAAGCATCCCGAAAACGGCCGTCAGATTATCCTCGACGACAAGCTTCGTGAACTCCTCTCTCCTCCCGAGGGTGTCGTCGTCACCTACCTTAACCTTCAGAAGTATCTCTCTCCTCATTACGTCAAGAAGGCTTAAAAAATAAAACCCAATACATAATAACAACATGGTGACTTTCATTGAAAAGGCACAAATTGAAGAAGTTGTTGGTACAAAAATAAAAAACCTAGGTTTGTACCAAAAAGCTTTTACGCACAAGTCTGCTCTAAAGGAGTATGAAAATCTTACAGAGTCTTTTGAAACTCTTGAATTTATAGGTGATTCTGTATTAGGTTTTGTCATCACCAAATATCTATTTGATCGGTATGAAAACAAGCAAGAAGGTTTCCTCACGAAAGCTCGCACAAAGCTCGTTCGTGGTGAAACACTGGCCCACATCGCGAATCATTTGGGTCTCAATAAATATGTCATCATGGATGAGAAGGGTATGCGGAACTCCTGGAACAACAATACCAAAATCCTTGAAGATGTATTTGAGGCACTGATCGGTGCGATTTATATGGATATTGGTCTTATCCATGCCAAAGAATTCATTTTACGAATCTACCAAGACCCCGCCATCATCAACATGAATATGATCATGATTGACGATAATTACAAAGATCATCTCATGCGGTATTGTCAAGTGAACGGATGGGAACTACCCGAATATCGGGTATCTGGTCATGAGGAGGGAATTTTCTATATTGACATCTACGTCCAAAACGTATTCTTTGCCAGAGGACTCGCGAGACGT